CGAGTCCATAAATCTACCGACGTGTTTTTCCCAATGAATAAAATCATCATTGTTCTTAACATCAAACAATGTAGCATATTCATTTTCGCAATTTTTATCTCTACAGAATCTCAAGAAGTTTTCTTTAGAGTTCATTAGTTCAGAAACATCCATTGTAAAATTATGTACATTAGTTAAAATAAATCCGAGACGTGCCCGCATAATGTCAATAAACTTTCCGCCCTGAGCCATATACTCACCGACTGCAATATTCATTAACTTATGGTATTCTACAGGATCATAATTGGTTCCACATACATTGTTAATTTCTTCTGTAACTGTTCTATAGATGTTAGAATATGGTCTTCCCATTTTTACTGAAGAGCCACCATAATCACCTGCACCATTTTTCTTACAGTGTGAGAAATAGAACAAACCATTATCCAATGACATAGAATGTGTAGTTGAGTCATATGAAATGTCTATATCTTTATATAGACCAGTTTGACTAAACAACAAATAAGGCAAAATACGCTTAAGTGCACCAACACCTAAGACGTGCAAATGAAATGGTCTTTCAAAGGGGACAGACGTTACATAAAATGCTCGCTTAACATCTTCAAGCGGTCCCATACCTAGTGCAGCTGACCCCATAGCAACACCACCAATACGATGATGTAGTTCTTTGGGTATTTCATCCAACATACATTCTGCCCATTGAGCATAAGTGTCTGCACCTGAACCTTGCAAAATAACGAATGGACGACATTTACTATTTAAAGAATTAAACTTTATGATTTGATCTTTGACGTTCAAACCTGTTTGTCTTGCATAACTCTCAAAATTTTCCATGTCAACATATCTACGCTTAGTATCAATCTTTGCAGATGTTCCACTTGCTGATGTAGACTTAACAGGAATTTCATCAAACGCCATACCAATATCTGCAAACTTAGCTTGATTCTCAAAAACCTTTCCTCTTGTCTCAGGAGTATTCTGTAGACCACGAGTAATAATCTGCAAACCACCAGAGTCAGCATGAATGTTTTTAATTGCTGGTCTAAACTTCTGTAACTTTTGCCCGAAGTTCTTTTCAGTAAAACCATTATACAATAATGAGAACTGATGATTGTTTTTATTATGTACAGTATGATTAATCATATCAAGAATCATCTGCAGTGTTTCTGGGTCATTACATTGTTCCGCACCTAGGCGAAGGTATGCGGGACCCGAAATAACATATTCTAAAATTCTACTCATCCGAATAAGCTTTCTAAGTTGTTTATCTCTTTTTCTTTTGGCACAAAGTTTGGATCTTTAGATAGGTATGTGCTAGTATCAGTATAAATTATATTATATTTGTACTTATTTGTCAATACAGATTTAACATCATCTATAGACAAATCTTTCCTATTTAGTATTTTAATAAATTCGGCATATTCAATTTCAGAATATTCATTGATTGTAGCCCTAACAGAATTTGATTCCGTTGGTTTGAATGATGCAAACACATCTATCCATGCTTGTATACCCGCATTATGTTCTGCAACTATCTTATCCAAATGAGATTTACTATACCAAACTTCAGACTTTTCAAAATCTTCATATAGTTTAAGTATTAGTGCAGGAATATTCTTTTTATCCTCACAGAAATACCATTGGTTGCTAAAGTTATCTAACCAGGACATTCCTTTTATAGCAACAGTAGGTAACTGACCCATACATTCATAAAATGCCAATCCAAAGCTTTCTCTAATTGCAGGGTTATATGCTACTCTAGCTGACGATATAAAGTCTACCTTTTCTTTACCATAGATACCAATTCTAATTTCATATTTAGCACCTATTGCTTTTAGTGCTTCTTCAAACTTCTTAGCTCCATTAGTATTAGTAATTACTTTCGCAGGCAATCCTGTTTCTTTAATAGCACGAATAAATTCTTCTGGGTTCTTTCTTGGTTCCCAGCGACCAATCCAAAGAACACCTTCTCTCGGTTTATTGTTTTCAACTAATAAACACTTTTCCGTCATTGGTATAGGAAGTTCATATGAATTAGCGATTCCCTGTGAGAATAATTCATTATTATTTCTAGCAGTCTGTGTACCAATAGTAATACCTTTTACTCTCATCAAAGCATTAAACATCTCATTAAATGACTCTGTGAATTCATTCTTCCAAGTTCTGTCATTTAAAAATACCATGCTCTCATTGTGAGTATAGTAAATTACTTGAATTGATTTATGGATATTTAACGCATAAATTGCGGGGAATGATTCTAATGTATTACAAATAACAATATCATAAAGATTAGTATTTAGAGCTCGCATCATAGCATCTCTAAAATTACTCATCTTTTCAAAGTTATAAGAATCCTCAAACATGAATGTTTTTGTGTGATTACTATATGGTCGAACATCTAAAGGATAAACAAAGTTTGCACCTTGTGTTTCTAGATACTCTTTAAATTCTGCATTGGATGTAGGCTTATCAGATATAATATCTACCTTATATCCTAGCGGCGTAAATGTTTCAATAAAGCTTTTAGCAAATTGACCAAGACCGCCGTGGGGTATTGTATGTTGATCACTTAAACAAAATGCAATACGCTTCTTATATGTTTTCATTTATAGTCAGGGCCTAAAATTTTAATAGCATGTTTAGTTTGAAAGATCGCATCATCCAAGGCATTATGATAAACACCTTCTCGTTCATCTGCAGGAATCCAATTAAAAATACTTTTTAAAGTTCTATAGCAACGATCATCCCAACATTTCCAAGGAGGCTCTTGGTCTGTATTAAAATATGCATTAGATAGAATTGTGTTATCAAACACTGCACCGTTGCCCCAAATAGGCAAGCTCTTAGGGCCGAACCAATCTCTAAACTTATCCAATGCCTCATATAACGGGATATTGTTTTTAGTCAGTTCTCGCAGCGCTTCTTTGTTTTGCTCCGACCACCATTTGACAGTATCTTTTGAGATGTGCATACCTGCATCTTTACAAGATTTAATATCTATCGTGCAGTAAAATTTGTCAAAGATTTTATCGCCTTCCCATTTTACTGCACCAATAGAACAAATAGCAGCATTCGATCTTGTTGACATTGTTTCCAAGTCAACCATTATATTTACTGTCATACTACTTCCTCTAACACGCCTAAAAATTCTGCCACGATGAACAATCCGCCTGCAATAGGCAACAAGCCCATGACCAGGGCAATGCCGGCGCCAATACGGATAACGCTTTTTATGAGGCTCACATAGAAGTGGCCTTGACTTGTGTCTTTAGGTTGTATTTCCATTTTTAATCTTTCATCAATTTATTAACAAACTTTAACAATAATATATTATGTTCACCGTCATGCCAATGTTTTTCCATCCAGGTGTAATCTTCATACCAAAATTTTTGACTCTCAGGATGACATCCAATCAATCCAATATTATCTTTAATGAGTGCCATAGCATCGCCATTGGCATAAGTTGATACTATATTACAGTTTTTAGTATTGCCTACTATTGCACATCCATCATAGAAAAACATTTTCTTATGTTCTTCATTCCATACGATATCTATAGCTTTAGCATGTGGCCGTCTGGTATCTGTTCTTGGTCTTTTAATATATTGAACAGTATCTATACCATCTAAAATATTTAGATAATGTTTACCTGCCCAATAAGCCCCCATACAAATGCCTAAATATTTCCCACCTTGTCTAACAAATTTTCTTACAGTCTTGGCATTATACTTGAATAGATTTTTATAAGACGACGCATCACCAAATCCTCCAGGAACAGCTATTAAATCTACATCATCAAAGAAATTATCTTCAAGTTTATTTTTAGAAAATAACTTAAAATGATAATGGTTTTCTAAAGATTTTAAAATACCATTACTAGATTGCACTGAACACTTTGGATCATTTACAAAGAGTGCAATTGTTGGTTTCATTTTTTGCACATACGAGCAATACTTAAAAACTCATTTCTTGCTGAAGGATCAGTTTTAAATCCTCCGCCCAATCTAACTGTTACTGTAGAACTGCCTGTATCTTCAACACCTCGAGACTTAACACAGTAATGCTGCGCATCAATCATTACAGCTACATCTTCAGTATCAAGAATAAATTGTAAAGTATGGAAAACTTGTTCTGTCAATCGTTCTTGAATCTGTGGACGCTTTGAGAAGTATTCTACAATACGATTAATTTTAGAAAGACCCAATACTCTATCTTTTGGAACATATGCTACAGTAGCTAATCCATCAATAACTACAAAGTGGTGCTCACAATTGGATTGAACATTAATATTACGCTCACATACCATTTCGTTATACTTCATCTTATTGTTAACAGTTGTGCATTTTGGAAATGCCTCATAATCGAGTCCCCAAAATATTTCGTTAACATACATCTTGGCAACACGCTTAGGTGTTTCCATTAGACTATCATCATCTAAATCAAGACCCAAGACTTGCATAATATGACTGAAGGATTTTTCAATCTCAGCAATCTTATCTTTTCGATCCATAGTTGTTTGGAATGTAGGAGTTTCTACACCCATATAAACTAAATGTTGATGAACCTTTAGACCAAGTTCAGGGTCAGTTTTTGTTTTGTTGTATGACATTTTTGAATCCTTCCTTACACGGATATGATGATTGAAATTCGTTACCTTTGTGTAACATTTTTATTTATTACTTGATATTTTCTTTTATCCACTCGTCCTCGCCTACATGAGTCGGCGCCAGTTCTAATGCTTTATCAATAGCATTTTTAATTAATAGTAATTTTTGTTTGTAAGCAAATGTAGTGAACCCGTCATTGTATGGTGAGTTCATTTCTAGAATCATTCTTTGTACTTCATTCATTATGTTCCCCAGGCATTTTTAAATAAAGGAATCTGGAGTCTATCAGAATATCTCCAGCCTTTTTCCATTGCCAATAACGCTACATTTTTGGCATTCATAGTATAAACAGATTCGACGCCGCCTACGGGCATCAAATAAACAGGCCCACTAAATCCTGCTTTTCTGTATTCGTTAACTGCTTGTTCTGCTTCTTCAGCATCTTCTTTATTTGCAACTACAAACTTAAGATAGGCATAACCAATCCGTTCATAAGACTTAACAATATCGGGACAAATAGCTTCCTCCCATTTTTCACCTGATACTGATAGTTTAGGTGATACTGAAAATGTTAGCTTATCATAATCTCTACCGAATCTTGTCCATTCTTCAAACAAATAGTCATGAAATTCTGGAGACAATTCTTGAGTGCCATTTGTTTCAAATGTTATCTCTCTAAGATTCTTCATTAGTTTATGTTCTAATAAATCAGGATATGCTCGTTGCCAACCCAATAAAGGCTCGCCTCCAGTAATTACCAGATGTTCGTCTTTCCATTCTTTGTGCGGTAACGTATTAACAATGTTATTGGCAATCTCATCAACAGATAAAACAGGGCTAAGATGCTTAAACCTAACATCCCAGCTAGCATAAGAATCACATCCAGTACTGACCAAAGGAAGTTCGTTATACGATTTATAATTTTCTGAATTGATTGCAATAACATTTCGTTCATCACTTTGTTTCCCTTTAGGCATACCGAAGCCGCCGCAAGTAAAGTTACATCCAAATGTTCTCAAGAACACTGAAGGTACACCCATAAAGCGACCTTCACCTTGTATACTGTAGAACAATTCTGCGATTTTAATTTTGCTGGTAGAGTTTTTATTCATAATGAATTATATTATAATTAGCCCATGAAGTCAATAATATCATTGTCCAATTCGGCCGAAGCTGCTTTTTTCTTGCGGGTTTTGGTTTGTGCAGGGGTTTCACGTTTCTCTGGATCGATTGTATCCAATTGCTTTTTCAAATAATCAATTAATTGTCTGCTTGCTTCAGAATCGTCCCCGTTCTGCATAATAGCATCCATATCTAAATTTTCAATAATTTTATATTTAGTTGCCTGATGTTTTTTCTCTTTTTGGATTCGGCGAATAAAAGCAAAGTAAATAATTTGAGTATAATATGCAAAAGGATTAGAAGATTTTTCAGGATCAAATTTAGTAGCTGCGGTCAAACAGTTTTCGATCCCATCTGAAATCATATCATCTTTAAATGTGTAATTAATAAAATTAGATTTATATGATAGATGTGTAGCAATCTTAATAAAGCATTCACCTATGTACCTTGGTACTTGCGGTATACTTTTGCCTTCGGATTTTGCAACATCTATACTTTTCTTATATTCTATAAGTGCTGCCAAAAACTTCTTATTATCTACATAATGAGATGCTTCTGGAGGACTAGTGGATGGTTCTTGTACTTCCAAAACCATCGGTTCCGCCGTTTTCGTTGTTTTCATTTTCTTCTCCCATTTCATTCAAAAATTCATCAATTTCATCTTCATCGCCATCTACAAAAAGATCGCCTTCTGTAATGTCGTCATCATTGTCTTGCATTGCTAAATATCTAAGATAATTCTTTTTTAGATTATCTTTTATGTTAACAACCAATACAACTTGACTTGTCGGTATCTTATATTCAATTTCTTCTGAAAAACTAAACCAAGGGTACATAACATAAGATTCTATAAGCACATCACCTTTTGGAATTCTAATAGGATTTAGAACAACAGGATCAGTAACAGATATAGTCTTTTGTTTATAAACGTTCTCACAATTATCGGTTGTTGTACAAACAATATTATCGCCCGATACTAATTTTATATACTTAAAGTAAATATCTTTTTCCATTAGATTGGTACTTTTACGAGTTTGTAATTGAAATGCTCATCATTATAAATTTTAATACGTTCAATCATGTGGAGTAACGTATAGTTCTTTTTAGCTTTCCATGATAAGTCATCTGCAATGTCATATAATTTGCATTCGGTCTTCGTTCCACTTGTCCGTAGTCCCCGCCCAATTGATTGTAAATTCCTGATTCGGGATTTTGATGGAGAGGCAAATATAATATTGTGGAGGTTTCTAATATTAATACCAGTACTAAAAGTGCCATAAGACGCAACAATAATTGCATTGGATTCTTCCTCGGTGATAGAACGAACAGACTCTCTAACAGTTACATCCGTGTCGCCAGATACAAAAAATATTTTTCTGTCTCCAGCTTTTTCTTTGATCATTTCATATAGAACTTTGCCGTGTTTCTCAACATACTGGAATAGCACCAAAGTGTTACCTTCTTGTTTTAAGGACAAGTTTCGTATAAATTTGTTTCTTTGTAAATTTCCTACAATAAAATCCATTTCTTTTTGATAGTCAAATCCTTTACAGGACTTTCTTATCTCATCGGCATATTCTAATATTATATTATATATCTTAAGATCTGCCAATTGCTTATTATCAATTAGTTTCTTCGTAGTAGTTACTTTATACACGGGGCCAAATAAACCCTCAAGGACTAGTTTATGAGTCTTGGTTCCATCCAATGTCCCAGTAGTACCAACTCTGAATGGCGTTGATGTACACTTATTTAGTATACTTGTAAGAGACTTAGCTTTAAAATTGTGAGCTTCATCCCCATAAATTACATCAAACATAGCAAAGAATTGTTTTGGTAATTTATATAGTGATTGCCAAGTGCTGATAACAACATCATATTCGTTAGACTTTTCATGTCCGCCGTAAATACGATAACAATGTTCAGAGGCTTTCCAGCCATTAATACTAGAATAGTCTTGAAAGTCTGAGTATAATTGTTCTACAAGGGAAGTGGTTGGTACTAGAATAAGCTGTTTTCTGTTAGCTTTTAGATTCCAACGAAGAAGGCAATAAAGAATAAGAGACTTGCCTGAACCAGTAGGAGATAATAATAAACGTCGCCCGTCACTAATAGCTTGATAAACAGCGTCTATTTGATAATCCCTAACTTCAATAGGTTCGCCCTTTGAAGCAAGTTTTAATGATAAGCAAAATTCTTTTACTATATCATATGTCACAGAATCGGCTTGTTCTACATATTGAGAATAATCTATGGTGTAATCTCGTTCTTTGCAGAAGTGCTCAAGATAACTTTTTAACCCAACATAAAGCTCTTGGGTAAACATAGAATAAAGACGAACTTTACCATCCCACATACGTGATCTATATAAAGGATGAAACTTTGCGCCAGGAACATCAAACGAAAAATGATCGTTCAATTCTTGTCCTATTGAAGGTTCACACTTTACTTTAAGGTAAACTTCGTCTTTCTTAGATAAAACTATATCGGTCATTACATCATGCCATTGGTAAACTTATTCCATTCGATAGCATTTTTAATATCCCAAGTTCTACTGTTTAAAGAACGAATGATCTGCTCTAACTGGTATAATACTGTTTTAAAATATTCCACCTTATCTTGCAATTCAACGAGGTTGTTATCAACAGTTAGAAATTCATCCATTTCATTTTTTAATGGTTTATTTCCTTGCCATTGATCCCAACCTTCATCTGTCAATTCCGCTTGCGTCATTTCGCCTCTGTAATAGCGATACTTCTTACGTCGGCAATTTAAATAATCGGATTCGGCTTTACGAAGATTAAGGCGGGTTGAAGATAGATAATTCAAATACTTGGCATGAAGGTTTGGGGTCCTAGCAGATTCATGCCCAAGATTCATCTCATTAATCTTGCAATCCTCTGCCCAGGATTCTTGAAGATCTGATAATTTCATAATATATTTTTATCTATTAACCTATTTGGATAATTTGTTGAGGATTACCTTGGAAGTTGAACGAACCATAGTGGTTCAACGAGATTGAAGGATCAAGCCAAATTTCGCCACCGATGTCTTGCCATCTACGACTGAAGGTATAATCCTCAGACAAATAACGCTTGTCCTTAGGATCAATCATTGTGTCGAAGAAAGCGTAGAAATGAGGATTCAATTCTGGAGGTGTGTTCAAATCGTTGTTGTATTTCAACTCTGGGTATGAGGTAATCATTTTGTCGATAACTTCACGCTTAATCATCATGAAGCCTGTAGCTCCATCATGTAGACGAATCAAACCATTCTCAATCGCAATTTGTTTTGCTTCGCGATTAATGAATTTAAAGTTAATAGCATAATCACTACCGAATGATGCAATTGCTTTATCGTCAAACGGTTGATCTGTTTGTTTAACAGATTCACGAATACGCTGCCAGTTAACACCCTTTTTAGGATAAGCACCAACTGCAACATCTTTATTATGTGCAATTAATTTGATAACATCTTCTACTTGAAACTCAATGTCCGCATCAATGAACATTAAACGAGTAAAGTCGCTTTGTAGGAAATAAGCAACAAGAACATTACGTGCTCGCGTCACCAATGACTCATTCGCAATAGTACCAAATGCGATTGGGATTTGATGTTGATTGCAGAATGTGAGCAAACGAATTGTTGATCTGAAATATGCTTCAGTTAATTGTCCACCATAGCAAGGAGTTGCAATAAAGATTCTTTCTTTTCGCAAATCCTCCAATTTAACTTCCAAACGATTTTCGCTTGGGGTTGCAGGTGTGCCGCCTGCATTAGGAACCTTCGGAAGTGAAGGAACCTTTGGTAATGCCATAGGCTTTACTTTATTTGTCATAATAACTCCAATTTAATTATAAGGGTTGTACTTCGAAAATAGTATATTTGAACGATGCTATCGCGGTAAAATATTCTACGCTAGCTGATGCTATATCAAAATCTAAAGCCTGCAATGATATAGGGAACAGGTTTTTAAATATTATATTTACTTTAGGGTTATTTGTCGAGTCTAAAATCGTTAAAGTTGCATCCGAGTATGCCAAAACTTCTTCTTTTCCAGTAGCTTTGGTAACAAACGGAAATCTACTTGGACGGTCTTTTGTAAATGCTGAGAATTGATCATAGTTCTCAGGGAAACCCAATGCAACTAACCATTTATACATTTCAAGATAATTTGACATATCTTCCGAAATCAAAAATCGAACTGTAAATTCTCCGAAATTTAATTTATCTCCAACTAATGGAACATCGGTAAATGGTGTAGGCTGTGTTGCAAAACCTAATTGTAAGTCCGGAATATTTGCAGATTGGCAAGTAAACGAAACACCAGGCAAGTCTTTAATACTAAACCTAAACGCATTCGGTCTAAGATAATCATTGGTCTTAGGTAACGAATTATAAAAAGATTGTTGTGCTGTACTGATATTTGCGGTATATGCCATTTATTTAATTCCTTCTCCTTATATTTATACCCTGTGCAAAGACAAAAAAAGGGGGAATCGCTTCCCCCTTTTAAGTCCGATCTTAATGTCGGTTGATTACATAAGGTTAACAACCTTAGTCTTACGATAGTACTGATTGCGAGATGCTGTGAAGCTGTCGCCGTCTGCATCGTAACCATTGCTTGCTGTAACATATGGGTTAGCGATCAAGCCGTAACGTGTCTTGAAGCCGATTTTTGGCTGGAAGCTGTTAGGGTCGATAGCGCGAACCATTTGTAGAGGAACATATGGGCAATAGAACAT